GTTTTTTCTTTTTCATAAGCGGCCTTTCGTGCGTCATCGGCTTCAAGTCGTTGTTTCTCTTGCGGGTTTGCCAGTGAGTGTTCTTCCACGGATGTTTCACGTGAGAGAACTCCTGCACGATATGATTCTGTTATGATTTGCGATTCCTCATACAGGTTTTGCGGTATACACGGCGTGAACTGGTACGAAAACCTTAAATCAACGTAGTCTGTTACCGCATTTTCCACAATGCCAACCGCTGTTGCGAACAGGGAGAACAGCCGCTTCATCTGCTGGTCTATGCGTGGATAGAAGTTTGTAGCCCATTGTATTTCAGGGAAGCATAGCATACGCAGATACGCACCGCTGTCATTTTGCCCTTTCAAGTCCTCATGGTGTATGAATACCGTTTTTGTGGAATCAAGAAGCATACGCATGAGTTTCCCGAAGGCGGTTTCGAGCATGGCGCTTGCGTTTGGCGGTTCCAGAATCTTGGCATCTCCCTGCTCATTGTCGGATGCGAAAACACGCCCTTGAAAGTCTGTGGATGGGAGTGCTATGGCTCCACCCTTTAAGAATATGTACGGGTTGAAGAAGAAGCGACCACTCTCCAACAAGTCCGATACAAGCAAGTCTAACTTATCGCATATATCCTGTGCAATACCCCACGGGACATCCTTTTCACGGAAATACACAAACGGTGCTGTTGAGAAGTTGTGAGGAGTGGACGATACCAGTGTGTAGTCATCCTCGGATGTTGTAGATGTTGGCTTCATCCCTATTTTGTTCCTGATGTCATCTTCGCTTGCGCTTATCCATAACTCCACCGCCTTATGCTTATACAACTCCACGGCATTGTGCCCGTTTATCTGGAACATGCGTACACCAACACGTTTTCTTACGCCATCGACAAGTTCGTATGTCTCGGTAACATTATCGCCATTCTCGAACCCGAACACCTTATAGTTTATGTTCTTGTCCTCATCAATATATATGGCGATAGCGGCATCTCCCGTACCAAACAGGTGGTGTCCCATCTGCGACAGGCATGAAGTCATATTCGCCGAGTTCCACCACGTCTTGAATGTCGCCATCTTCTCAGACTTCTCATCCCCGGATTCATTGCCAAACCATAGTGGATTGCCGAAGCAGTATCCCGTCTTGTTGTCCCTTATTGACGATTGTATGGGCAGCCCGATACGCTCAACATCCTCATATCCCTTCAGTATATACTCACCGGTGGATTCTTTGAGTTTGTACTTGGGACGCAGTGATCGTATCCTCGTTGAGAATATCTCGTGTGACATGGGAGATAGTTCCTGCATGAACGCTGTTTGGTTTAGGACTATCTTGTTTGAATTATTGAGACGCATCTGATCGTTGGTTATAAATGCGTCTGTTACAGTGGTCGGCTTTATCTCTGAATTCTTGGTATAGATGTTTCTTGACCACAATGGCTTTTTCGTATAATCAGAAATTTTCATTATTTTACCGTATTTTTAGCAAAAATAAGCCAAAAAACACGAAAAAAACCATAAAAATAAGAAAAATATGCACATTATTGTTCTACATGCCCGGCAGGTCGAAGTCCCATACAAGGCGGTAGTCGCTTGCTCCGTAGACACGTGCCTTCTGCTTCCTTGGTCTTGCGTCAAGGTCGAACACCATACGGTAAGCCATGGCGTCAATGTAGTCTGGTGACAACTTGTAGGATGTCTTGAACTCATCCTTGTTGCGGTAATATATTTTCCCGTTCCTGTCAATACGTCTAAACACATTACGCTCCTCTACAAGTATGTCAAGAAGCGTTGTTTGTATCCTTTTTGGTCCGTGAGGGAATCTCATGAATTTATCAATCCTGCACGAAATCTCACCCTTGACAAGTGCGGCTTCAAGCTTACCGAGCAACTGACTCCTATGGGTGTAGTATGCCTCCATTACGGATTTATTGCCAGCCTCATCGTATTCAATAATAGGTCTTGTGTTTGATATGATTGGTACGCCCTGCTTGAATCTGCGCATGAAGAATCCTGATCCAGAGGCATCGAATGAGAAGTTCTCCACGGGAACCTTGTATTTCGTCAGCATGGCCGCAGCCCACATCTCTATCTCATCGGGTTCCCTTCTATCCGAAGTCTCTATGGCTATCAGCGTATGTCCTTCCCATATCATCATAACGCACACGTCACCGCCTGCCGCAACGTCCATGGATGCGTATCTATCGGTAGACCTGTCTGCCGGTATGACGAATATGTCGGCAATGCTTTGCTGGCTGATGCGCACGTCTTCCTTTTCTATCGGACCGAAATAAGCGTGCTTAATCTTTAGACGCTCCGTTTCACCGACATTATACAGATTGGCGATACTGCCACCGCCTGTCTGGTGCGCCAATATCCTGTTATCCGCACTATGTCCTGAGAACACGGTGAACGATTTTACAAGGTCATGTGCGGTAATACCTATGGCTTCCTCTTCGGGTGTGGGTTGTAGTTTGCATCTTCTGACAAGCTCATCCCTCGTATCGGCAAACTCAACGGCCTCCACCGTGTCACCTTTTACATAGAAATAGCGTATCTTTCCAAGCGTCTCAGGTATCAGATACCAGTCTGGACCTATATAGCCGCCTTGTTTGAGAAACGATGTGGTCCAGTGTTCGTGTAGTGCGTTGAATGAGCATACGGTAGTAGGTCTCACTCCTGATGCGTCCCTGTTTCTTGAAAAGAAGTAGGCGAATGTTCTGAACTCTTCTATCTCCGTAACCTCATCCCAGTATGCGTAGGAACACTGATTTTTCTTGGCGTAGTCCTGAAACTCCTTCCACTCGCTTTCATTTTTCGTGTTATAGTTCATGTGCATCATCTGTATGGAACTATTCCACTGAGGAAACGCTGCGGTAGGGTAGTCGGCGCCAGATACCTCGCACCCGGCAAACCCGTCAAAAACCACCTTGAAGTCACGAAGCAGGGAACCACCCTTCTTACTATCCTGTAAGCGTTTTGATATAAGCTTGGCCGTATAGTTTGGTTTGTCTATGCCGTTAAGCGCTTTTAGGTAGCCTGAAAAGGTGTTGTGGGTTACGATGTAGTTATCTGTAATATATAACCTATTAGGATTGCTAACACGTATACAGCGGCACTTTTCTTTCCCAATATGCTCTATCCCAATAATTTCCCTTGAAAGTTCGGTTTGACCTCTTCGATATTGAGAAACGCATCTCTCTTTTTTCTTTGGAAGAGTGACATAATTATCTGCGTTTTTCAAGTTGATATTCAGATAATAGGATAATACACCCTGAAGCCTCTCTCCCTTATATGTGTAGTGTGGTAATTTCTTATTTATTGTACAATTACCGCCAAGACTCCACACTAATTCCTGGATGTCCCTTGCTAGACTTAAACTTATGGTGCTATATCTGAGAACGTGGAACTTCTCTACATTCCCATCTGTATCCATAAGTCCACGCAGTAGTTCTGTTCGGTTTTCTATACTAGCAAATTTATACATCCCAGGAATAAATTTAGTTGCAGCTAAACAACCCCAAAGATTGAGTTTTTTTAAATTTGATACAAAGTTAGAATCTTGAATCTTATGACCACATTTACAATACCTCTTTGTTGGGTATCCTAACTCTCTAAATCTATCTAGTATTTCAATATCTGGGCAATGAATATAAGCCGATGATAGAGTATTACTCATGCACCCATCCCCCAGCATCGCCCCAAGCACGTATGGATGTATTGGTAGTTTTTCTTTTTGTTCATAAAAAACGGGGTCTGGGAGGGGTATATATACGTGCTGACTATCCTCTTTCTCCTCCATAACTTCAATAAGTTCTTCGAGAGTTCCTACTGTCCACTTCGCTTTGTGGTGCTGTTTTGTGATTTTATATTTCCATAGATGCTCTCTTGTACATCTACAAGAAGATCCATCATGCATTTTTACGAGAAATAGGTCAGTCTCTCCAAGTTCGTAAATTTGCTCCACTGTTTGAATTCCGCTTTCAGTGTCAGATATTTCGCTCCCTACCACAAGGCTGCCCATCGTAACCCAGCCATTAGGCGAAGAGATAAGTGACTCATAATCAGCCCCTTTCCCCATCGTGGCTTCACCAGCAAGGAATATCAGATTGCACTCGCTGGCCACCACTTTTTCTTGTAGCCCAGGCTGTGGACAGAGGTCTATATCTTTTCTGATTGTAAAATTATCGAATCGTGTCCACCCGCTTTCTTTCACCGTAGGCAACTTTCTATATACGCGTGGGTATGGCGTTGGCAGTGGTATATCCTTGTCTTTAATTACGAACATTTAATTTGTGCATATTTTTACAGCAACAAAGGTAGTAAATTTATAACAATATTGTTACTTTTGTTGAAAATGTTTATAATGGCAACTGCTGAAAAGGATGACATGGACAAGACGCAATACAGCAAATGTGCGTATTGCGGAAAATCCTTGCCATTTAGACTTTTGATGTTGAATGGTACGGTTGATTATTCGCTACGGTGTCGCGATTGCAAGCATACCACATATTTTCATGTGGAGCACACCAGCGGAGAATAAACTATACCTAAAATACTAATAATAGCAATGCGTTAAATACTAATATATATAAGCACCACACAGGCGCAACTAAAAAAGACTAAACAGGTCTACTAACGACAGACAGTCGTAGGTAGACCTTTTTGTATATTAACCAATTTATTAACGAAACATAGAAACACTATGAAATTCACAAAAGAACAGGCACTTGAAAGCATCAAGGCCAAATTTGTCGGTAAGTCAGGGAAAACCTCTCAGAAAATATCCGACATCACAATCTCCGATACCATAGAATCACTATTGAGTATTGAAGGCGTAGTAACAGATGAAACGGAACTCGATGACTTTGTAACCAAAGCATTCCGACACGTGGATACACTGAACAGGAATATCATAAAGGAACAGTCCGATTTTGTCAAGAACTACAACCCCGAACCCCCTAAGGATGTTGAAGTAAAACAACCCGATCCACCCAAAGCCCCTGATGATAAAATCAGCAAGGAGGATTTGAAAGTTCTGTTTCAGGAAATGATGGGCGCAAGTATCAATCCTGTCATGCAGGAGATAAATGCGCTGAAGAAAGAGCGTGAGGTAACACTTAGGAATGAGCGTCTTTCACAACTCACAAGCGAACTGAAACTTACAAACGAATGGAGGGTGGATTTTGAAAACGCCATGGAACTTGCAACATTGAAACTTGGTGAGAGTGCGTCTGCTGAGGATGTTTTTGCGGAAGCAAAGGCAAAGTTCAACAAAACGCTGTCTGCCAAGGGTCAAACATACGTACCTGGCGAGGGAAGCGGTGGGGAAGGCGAGGGGACATCGCCACTGAAAGGATATGTCGACAAAGTGCTGAAGGAAAAGGAAAATGCCGTTGCCAAGAGCAGGGGTCTATCTGAATTTCTCGGCGTTGGCGAACCTGTCAGTAAAAAATAAAGGAGCACGAGAAGGTCTCTTGCTGCGGTGTGACTCCGTATTTTATTATTAATTAAACAATATTAAAATGAGCCAAACTTTACAGATGATCAAGTGGTCGAAGTCATACGGTGGTGCTCGTAATGTATTCACTGGTTCTAAGACTGGTGTTACAAGTGGTCAGTATATTGTGGACTTAACAACCCTGCCGGACGGTGACACTGGTTGCGTACCTGCGGGGACACCGATTTTCATTGATGATGAGAATCGTACCATTGATGTCCACTACGCATTTGAGCTTTACGAGGAAAAAGCAACCGGCACAGAGGCCACATTTCAGGCAAAATTTAAAAAGGGCTATGAAGGCAGTCGTATCCAAGCCGGGATGGTTCTCGGTGCGGCCCCTGCCACTCTCGCTACCATTGCGAATGCAATCACAGCAACGTATACTGTTTCTGTTGTAGACAGAACTACAAGTACCCTATACGACATCGTTACAGTAACCAATCCTAATAGCGGCGGG